ATGTCTCTGCCGAAATGTGACTGACTTTGGCAGTAGCCCAGGTTTTGAATTCTTGAAGATTTTCAAACTGGGGTATTGGGTTAAATTTGTTAAAGTCTATCATTTTATTTCTTTCCTCTGTAAAAGATATGATTACCGATTGTTCCAATTTTTTCTAGATTCCATTGCGGATTGACATAGTTTGCATGATAATACAGGGCTTCTTTCATCACGTCAAGTCTAAAGCCTTCCAATAACACCTTCTTGGCCACAGCCATGCTTTCATCGTATGCTTTTGGGTTAACGGGTCTTGCTTTGTGGGCAGTGTCACAGTACCATGAGAATTGGCAAATGACTCTGTCTATCACGACTGACTTTTGAAAAACCACTGCGCAAACATCTTTTGGGAACGAGGGATGAGCCGCCCTATTCATAGTGACTTGCGCTACTGCTACTTTGCCTTCAAAGTTTTCGTGTCCTGCTTCGCGATAGATATTCATCGCTAGACATTCTAGTTGTCGTTCTCTAGTCTTAATTGACACAATGTCGGGCGATGATAACATCTGACCCTCACGTAGCTTCGTCATTTTGGTCTGAGTAACATTTTGAACCAAAATGTATACTGCAATCAAGCCCATAACAAAGGCTGTAAATCTAATAAATTTTTCCATAAGTCCTCCTTTGACTTGGTGTGATACAAGTTTCATATCACATTACATAAAGGGAGTTAACTTCACGAGGCTCTGACAGAACCCTACTTTCGTGTAGTTGTCTCCATTAGCCACCACAGCTCATAACGTGTGGTACCTTTGGCGACCCTTGGCATCCCGAAAATACGGGTTTCTCATTGGCCAAGACCCGCGGACATGATGTTGATGGTATCTCTGTCATGTCTACTATCTTAGTTTCTTTGCGAAACGTTTAATATATACCTCATAAAACCAAAATGTGCTATAGAACTGGTGATTATCGACGCATTTTGGAGATATCAATAGCTTCTTCGTCCGAAAATACAGGCACGGCGTTGCTCTTGTGCATTGTCGCAATGCCTTTGACTTTGGTTCCTGTGTAGACCTTGGCAGGTTTGAGAACAGCATTGCCACCTGTGTCAACACTTTTGATATGTGCAGTGGTATTGCGACCCTCGGGTATCTTCAGTGAGTATGATTTACTCAAAGACTCTGCTGCCAGACCACGAGTTCGTTTCTTGTCTTCAATTTCAACTGCCCATTTTTTCTGTAGCTCTTTCCAAGATTCGTCCAATTCTCTAGCCTTTCTAGCGTGTTCAGCTGATGCAAACTTCTGCTTGCCTTTGCGTTTGCCGGTGGTACTAAGCCACGGACCTTCTAAGTGCATTGTCAAAAGAAACCTCCAAACTTGTTAAACTATACAACTAGTATAGCAGGAAATTTAGAAGTTGTCAATATTATTTTGTTGCGTTAGCTAGTTGTTTATAACCGTTATAGGTTGGATGTATTTTATCTTTAGATAATTCTGGAATTTCCAAAATAGTATCTTTATAATTTCTAGCTATGATTCTAACAATATCTTGGACATCTGGTTTAATAGGTGGCATAATCCAAAATACGTTTTTGGCATCAACTGACTGTCGAAGAGCAAGTAGTTCTTGAAATGTTCGTATATTAGTATCGTTTGTTCCTAAACTAATAAGAACAGTGTTAGCTGAAAGATCTTTAAGTAAGAATTTATTATTCCACTTATAACTATTGATACCGCTCTGAACATAGGCAACACATTCTTTACGGATGTCGCTTACGCCTTTGGCAATACTATCACCGAGAATTAAACAATCTAACATCAGCTATTTAAGACCTTAGCAACAGAGTTCATCACTGAAGCGATACGTCCAATGTCACGAAGTTGTTCCACTGTGTAGCCTTCTTGCTTGAGTGTTTCGTAATGTGCTTTCACACAGAAGTGACACTTGCCCACAATACTAGCTGCCAAACTAAATGCTTCAAAGTTGCTTTTGGTAGTTCCGCCATGACTGGCAATAGCGTTCATGCGTAACTGTGCAGGCAGGCCCTTCAGTGCTGGATCATCTGCCATTTCAACATATGGGTACCAGGTATTGTTTTGGGCCATGATTGAAGCCGCCGTCATTGCTGACTCTGCGTGAATAGGAGTATCGGCTAGCATAACTGACAAGATTTTACCGTTGCCTGTTGCAGCAAGTGCGGATACTGCACAACCCATAGCTACATCTGCATCCAATGTGCTACGAAGTAACACAGCATCTAGATTTAACTTGGTATCTTTGGCGTAGTCTGGCAACGCACCTTTTACTGATTCAATAAAATTCATTTTAATATTTTCCTGATGCTAATACAATTTGACAAATATGTTCTAATCGTTCAATGTGTTCAAAAGCCCTCCACGGGCTTGTGTCGATGGCTACAACTCCGTGTCCTTTAATACCTACAATGTCGTAATCGATATTGCCATCCTCATCTAATCCTAACTTCTCATGACAACGGTTGGCAAGTTCTTGACTGATAGGGGGGACATCTCCTACGTTAGATGCTACCTTGGTATAACGATTGAGTTCTGGAAATGCTGAACTGATAGTGCCAAGGTCAATACCGGCATGCATGGCCGCAATGCAATAGGTAGGATGTAGATGAACCACCACCCTAACTTCATTGCTGTGTTGCCCCATTTCTCGTTGTAAACCAAAGTGTAAGGGGATTTCTCCACTAGGCTTCAAATTAGCACTAATATCAGTATAATATTCTTCTTGCCACAACGATCGTTGAATGCTGATCTTTTTAAACTGATCCGGTTGCATTGTCTGTTTACGAACGCCACTAGGTGTAATATAAAAGTGATCACGGTCGTGATGACGAATTGACACATTGCCATCACGACTGGTAATCCAGTTGCGTTTATATGCTTCGACCAAGGTGTCGCAAATTGTTTCTAACATTATGCATGACCTTTGTGAATTAGTTGATTAACAATATTAAGATCAAACTCTAATTTGCTAATTCGATCTCGCATCTGTTGATATTCTTCACTGTGTACATCACCGTTGTTTACCACAATATCTAAATACATTTCTGCGGCTCGATCATGCGCAATTTTAAGATCGTGTTCTAATAATACTCTTCTATCTCTTAACATTATCCGTTCCCTACAATAAAGTGTTTTTTGAGCATTTCTAGCTTGTCTTCATATTCAGCCATGTGTGCTATTTCTTTTTCCACTGCGGTCATCCAATCAGTATGATCGTGTATGGCCATGGGATTGTTCAGCATGATCTCCACGTTCATTCGATGTTTTTGAATCTGTGCTGAAAAGTTTGTTTCTAAAACACTTAGTAATTCTTTTTTCATTGCGACTTATCCTTTATAATATTGTACAATGCCCAGGAACCACACAGTGGCTAACATGCCAAAGTTTGCGGCGCTGGGCCAATCTCTACTGCGTATAGCAGTCACCAACCAAGCAGCATTGCCTACGAATAATAATTCAATGCCCAGTATAGGATCTAGATTGAAACTGACCACTATGGCCCCTGCTAACATGATACCAAAACAGATCCATTTGATCATGATCATATCTTGGGTCCGTTAAATATTCTAGTGCTGTTTTCACCTGTGCCTAACACACAGGCTATTTTGTCATCAAACTGAATCAAGGTCCATGATTTGGTTTCTTCATTCACAAACAAACTGTATCGCGACACAGTGGCGCCAGGTTCAATGCCCCACCATATGGGCTTTTCTTTGTAGTCACTACCGCTTAATCCCCGCAACAACGTAGCTGTGTCAGCACATTCTATAGGCTTTTGTACAGTCACTGACTGAGCCACTGCTAGGCCAAGCACTAACATTACAGGAAGTAAGAAATAATATTTCATATTAGGCCATGGTGATGGCAATGAAAGCCAGCATGAAACTCAGCACCGCTCCCACAATGGGAATCACAACAGGTATGTGTTTGACCACATCTTCTACAGGATCCTTTTCAGATTTATTATTCTCTTGGTTCATTTTCTTCATCTTTATTTATTATATCACATATTACTATGCCTACTACGGTCAGTATAACTGCTATAAAAATAATTAAATCAACCGTCATGTTCATGCTCCGTAATATACCGCTTCATCTGCCGATGGTGGGCACATCTTTTCTCCGTCCCACTTTCGTCCACACCAGCATTCATCTTCTGCGTTTATGATGCAGGTACCGTCACACACATCATCCTTCATATAATCACCAGCTGTGGTAAACTTTAAATCGTTCATATCTTTGTAGCCAGTTCTTTACGTTGTTCTTCAGTGAGTTCGTCACAGCGGCTACTATAGTCAGGCATGCGTAACCAGTCTACTGTGCCGCCCCGTGGGCCATAGACATTTTCCACTGAACGAAACACACCCCAAGTAGCAAACACCATACTGATGATAGCAATGTGCCCAATCATGTTGTAGCCAATTGTAAGCAGTTCACCAATGTACAAGCCAAATGCCAGGCTCCAAAAACATCCCAATAAGATGCTGAGAAAATATTTGACATACATGGGTGCGTGGCGCAGGGGATTTAGGTTAGGGTTCATGATGTCCCATGAGGAACGGCTCACCAACCAAAAGAATTTGAGTACACTAAACATAACAGTCCTTAAATGTTAAAGCATTAATTATAACATATTCTGATGATGTATGTCAAGTGTCAATTTCTCAAATTATAGTGTCGCACCGCCTACTGTACGGTTACAAGCACATAGTTCGCCAGTTTGTAGCGCATCCAATACACGAAGTGTTTCTTCTGGTGAGCGACCCACGTTCAAGTTGTTGACAGTAACGTGTTGAATTTCATTACTTGGGTCAACGATAAATGTGGCACGAAGTGCAGCACCTGCTGGAGCATAGAACACGCCCAACTGTTCGATCAAACTCAACTCACCACGCTGTGTATCAGCAAACTGGTGATGTGTGATCTTGATCAAATCACTGTGGCTCTTTTGCCATGCCACTTTGCAGAACTCATTGTCTGTTGATCCTGTGAGCAGGACTGCATCACGATCAGCAAAGTCTTGTGTCAATTTGTCGTAGGCCACAATTTCTGTAGGGCAAACAAATGTGAAGTCTTTTGGGTAGTAAACAATTACTTTCCACTTGCCTGGGAAACTTTCATCTGTGATGTCAAAGAACGCATCTTCTGGTTGTCCTGGCTTGACACCTGTAATTGTGAATTTTTCTAACTTATCTCCAACTGTTTTCATATCTTCTCCTTGTGTGTGATAAAAACTAATAACTCAGTGTTTGTACTGATATTATATTGTATGTTTATTTAACCTATAGGTCAAGTGATTTTAATAGTTTTTTCAATAATTGTTTTAATGACGCTTATAGGAAAAATTAATATCAAAAAGAAACCCGCCGAAGCGGGTTCTGCTATTTTGGATGACAAGGTATAACTACCTCGGACCGCTGTTTTTTAGGCAGCTAGGGCAACTTTGCTTTTGCCGGAAACAGAATTTCCAGTGAAGCTCATTGCGCTGAAGTCGAATGTATCTGCTGTTGCATTTACGTTTTTTGTATTTTACGTGACCCCACGTGTTGATCTTTATCCTATCTCACCCTGTCGAAACCATGGCAGGCCCATCAAAAATAGACATGTATGAGAACAACTGTCAATAACAGTATACCTGATATTACATAAGCTGGGTTCATCATATCTCCTTTTGGTGGACCTGGCGGGAGTCGAACCCGCGTCCAGAATGCCTTACTTTAAGACTTCTACAACAATTCTTTTAGGCAGCTTGGATATTGCTAGCCTGCTCGCCTTTTTGACCCTGAGTCACTTCAAACCTTACACTTTGTCCTTCTTGTAGGCTCTTGAAGCCACTCGAATTAATCTGTGAAAAGTGAGCAAATAAGTCTGCGCCACCATCGTCCGGAGTAATGAATCCAAAACCTTTGGCGTCGTTAAACCATTTTACTTTTCCTGTTACCATTTTACTATTTTCCTTGTTTGTAAATTTAAGCTGTCTGTGTGTATAAATTGTCAAAGTCTTACTAGGACTTCTTGATACTGTCCATCGATTACCATAATCTGTTTACGGTAAGCAAAACCATTGATATAAACTACATCAATTGGCTGTTGAACAATAACTGGTTGCTGAACAATCACTGGGTCTGGACGGGTGGCAGCATATACAACTGCTCCTCCGATCAGTGCCGGGATTATCCAACCATTGCCTCTAGCATGATGGTGATGTTGCGGGCCTTGCCAGCCGTGTCCACGAATCATGTTTTTTCCATGATGTTGTGCAACAGCACCAAATGATGTTGCAACGATAGCCAACCCAATCAAGACTTTTTTCATAACCTTCTCCTTAGAGCCTGTATATATTTAACGCCTTAGCCCTGAAATTCGTTGACTAGATGTAATTATTAAACCAACCAATCTTACGACCTTCTGTGATTCGCTTTTCATGTTCTTCTACTGAGCCTGGAAAGCGCCAAGCCCAAATTGCCACTAGGCACATAAAGGCTGCTGTGTATATTATACCACGAACGGGTACCGCTGTCAACCACATGATAACCAAACTGCTAGTCATCATGGCCAACATGAAGTATTTCATCTTGTTTGGAAATACTCGCTTTTCGTTCCAATTGGTTAAGAATGGACCGAACAGCTTGTGATTGTAAATCCAGGCATGCATCTTGGGTGAGCCTTTGGCAAAGCAATAGGCTGCAAACACTACAAATATACTGTAAGGTATACCTGGAGTAATCACACCAACATAGGCCATTCCCAAACTAAGGAACCCTAATATTTTCCATAAGAATTTTTTCATTTTATCCTGCAAATACGTTTGGACTGCCAGCAGTGATGGCACCACCGTCGGTTGAGTCACTGACTCGTGCTAACGGCTTTCCGCCGACCTTGACTGTGCCTGACCCAACATTAATAACCGCCGAGTGCTCAACACAATTCCGACCGGACGGAATAGTATGAGAAGCCACTGGATCACCCCGGCATTCAACTGCTATACTGTTGGCATATACTCTTGCACTGGCGCCGGTTGGTCCAGTCACAGTTGAAGTGGCATCACATCCATGTCCGGTTGTTGTTGGGTCGCCTTGTCTAGCTACAGCTGGCATATACGTTCCTTAAAATGCTTTCGGCAAGTCGTTTATCTTACTTAGATATCCAGCAATTCGTTTCTGAACTTTATCTAATTCTTTAGGTGTTATAGTTGGTCTGTCTTTTGAAATTTCTCCACCCTCAATTAAATATATATAAGTAGATATAAAACTGATAAACTCTAAAGGGCTTATCGTATGTATTCCATCTCCGGCTGCTAATCTAACTAGCTCACTGTAATCTACAGCTTCGAATTGAAGAGATTCTGAAATTACGGTACCCACGGGGCTGCTCGGAGCAGTAGTAACAGTTGTCGTTGTTGTAACTTTAAAAATAGCACGAGCATTGCCTGAATCTATCAATCTGCTTTCGTAAGTTATAACTGTTGATGAACTAGTTGACATATTATTTTTCTAATTTAAGCTAGGGCAATACCAGTTGTGCCTTGCATATACTGATTGGCAAATTCTTTATCAGATGTTGCAACTACTGCTACTGCACTTTTACCTAATTTGATATCTTTGTCTGGACTGACTGTGAATAGATAGGGCATTAGTGCTGGTCCTTTTGGACTCATGCCAATCACCGAAGGTTTAGACAGTTTGTAAAAATCATGGCCTTCTTCAACTAGTCGTGCAACTAGCTCTTCTCCGCTTGTTAGTTTTAGAGTGATAACTTCACCTGCGCTTACGCCTTTGTCAATTAACATTTACATTTTTCCTATTAGTACCCGCTACCGTTGAAACCAGTTTCATCGATGTATTTTCTTAATTCTGTAAAGCCACCAATTACGTTACCATTGATAACAATCTGTGGCACTGTTCTAGCTGTTGGAACAGCTTCTAACAATTCTTCTCGGGTGTAACCGTCACCAATTTTACGTTCTTCAAATTTAACACCTTGTTGTGTTAATAATGCCTTTGCTTGATCACAATAGGGACAATGATACTTGCTCCAAACTATTACTTCCATGTTATTTCCTTTCAACTGTATTATATAGCCGGCAATTCGGCATAGTCAATGTTTTCTCCCATGACTCCGATAACATAGTTTGTGCTTTCTGTTTCTTGTAGAGCACTTTGTTTCTTGCTGGTATCTGTGTGCTTGTTGAACCACGGGATTGGAGTTGATTTTGGTGCGGCCTGAAGATACTTGATACCAATATCTTTTAATGCACCCACTGCGGTATAATCTACAAAATCTTTTAGGATGTTGGCATTGAGTCCAATAACAGGACCTAACTTGAACAAATAGGTGGCCCATTCTTTTTCTTCACGAATAACATCCATGTAAAGTTGATACACTTCTGCATGGCATTCTTCCCGAGCTTCCACAAATCGAGCATCCTCTTTGACCACTTGATTGATCATATAGGCTGTCCAGCCTTTGTGTAAGAGTTCGTCTTGAAGAATCAATTGAATGATGTTACCATTACCCATAAAGATTTTATTCTCTACCATGGCCAAGCTGGTGGCAAAGCTAACCATGAAGCGGAACGCTTCTAGAGCATAGCTGGCATGTAGTGCTAACCAAACAGCCTTAACGTGTTCTTTCTCAGTGACCTCTTGTCCAAGTTCTTTACGGCAGTTGATAACGTGTAGCTTGTCATAGTAGTTGCCTACCGAACTGGCCATGTCCACAATTTCTCGAGTGTCGTGGATGGTGCTGAACACATCCTTGGGCACGTTGTAGATGTTGCGAATGATATGACTGTAGCTCTTTGAATGAATGTTGGTTTCAAAGAACCCCCAGTTGTACATTAGTGCTTCGACTTCGGGCAGACTACAAACAGGTGTGAATACCTGTGTTGGACCACGGCCCTGTAAGCTATCCAATGCAGTCTGGCGTAACAAGTTACTGGTGAAAATATGTTTGACAGCATCGCTGGCATCTTTAAAATCATTTGAATCTTTAGTAAGACTGATCTCTTCTGGTTGCCAAAAGAATCCTCGAGCAGTTGCATCGAAGTCTGCAATCTTTTTATATTTTACTTCTTCAAAGCGTTGAATGGTAACTGGCCCTGCTGGGTCTAGAAACATCTTGCGATTGAGATAGTCTGTTTTTGTTGTTAGGTTATATTGTTGTTTTGACATGTTGTTTTGATCTTTTAGTTAGTTTGTATTCCAGCCAAAACCCATCCGCCGGCGGATTTTGATTTAGTCATGTTCCAAACTTCTTCAAATGCTTCTGCTTCTGCACCTACAGTGTCTTGTATTGTGCCGGTAAATTCTACACTGGCTATGTAATTGGAATCAGTTTCTTCTATGCCCAGAAGTTTTGCTGCCAATGATATCACTGCGGTTCTGTGCTCTTGAGTAGCATCTCGAGACGCCAACTGCTGTTGTATTTCTTTCAACATAACACCTGTCATCATGTTGCCAAGAGTGGCTGTGTCTGCACGATCCCAAGCACCTTGCAACAGCACATAGTTTTGTTTAGCGGCTGACTCAAACCCCACTACGTCAAATCCTGCAGGAATTGACCATGTGGTAGTTGTGGCCAATGCTGATCCGATCATTGAACCCCCTTGGAATCGAGTAGGCTGATTGACTTCTAAACTAACCTGTGGTCCTTGATAAGCAAGGTTGGGTGAATTGGCCATCATTCGCTTGCGCATGAACCAACCAATTGCTGCCATTACCGCAACACCAATCAACAAGGCCATTAAGATATTACCAAATGCCGCACCTAGACCCAAACTGCTGGCCAGCCATGCCAGTCCAAGACCTGCTGCCAACCCACCTAACATAGCACCCCATGGGCGTCTCGGCGCCGGTGCTGCCATTGGCGGTGCAGCCTGTGCCGGTGGCGCAGCCTGTTTTTTAGACACGTTAGAACTTTGTTGTCCTACGCTTTTGCCGCCGCCCATGCGTTTGGCTTCTGCGCTCACACTGGCAAATGCCATCATAGCTACTAATATCATTGTAATTAATTTTTTCATAATTTGCATGCCTCGCAATCTTCGTCTTCGATCAATTCTCTTTCGTTGTGAAATCCGTTGTAGTGTACTTCCGGAGTGGCTTCAGCCATTGCTTTACTGCCGGCTTTGTTGATTAGGCTGTAGTAGAATGTCTTTAATCCCCACACATGTGCCTGCATGAGATTCTTAGCAATTAGCGTAGTTGGCACTTTGCGATCTGCCCAGTGAGCTGGATTGTAAAATGTGTTAGTTGAAATTGATTGATCAACATAGGCAGCAAGTACCGCGGCTGTTTTCAAATAGCCATCACAGTCTTTTTGTTCCCACATCATTTGATATTTGTTTTTTAGTTTGTGATACTCGGGTACAACTTGTACAAATGATCCTGCCTTTGATTCTTTAACTGAGATTAGACTCATGGGCATTTCAATGCCATTGGTTGAGTTAATAACAACTGAAGAACTCTCTACCGGAGCAATCGCCATCAATGTGGCATTGCGAACACCATACTGCTTCATATTACCACGCAGTGTTTCCCAGTCAAGTTCAGGAGCAAAGTCTGCTAGTTCATTTACACCTTTGGCTCGTAGTTCCCAGGGAAAGGTACCTTGACCGTATCTAGTTTTATGACTTTCTGTACACGGGCCTCGCTCCTTGGCCAGTTCTACTGTGGCTTCTGTTAGATAGTAGGCCTGATGCTCCATCCATGTTTTAACATCTTGTAGTGCATCTTTCTCGCCATACTTAAGGCCACGCTTGGCATGCCAATAGGCAAGATTAGTAACACCAATGCCTAAGGGTTGTATCTCATCGTTAGATAACTTACTCTGTATACTTAAGAAATCTTGATAGTCAAGAATGTTACACAGGCTACGTTGTAGAATCCTACAGGCCCTACGCATATCCTCTGGATTACGGAACGATCCCCAGTTGATAGATCCCAGTGTACATAAC